CATAGCCCTGTTCTCCTTGGTCGCCATCCGGTCCTATGATAGACAGACCGCGAAAACCCCTAGGCCCGACAGACCCAGTGAGTCCCACAGTCCCCCGGCGACCCTGCGGACCAGCGCCGCCATCATCGCCTACATCACCTTCTGGCCCAGGCATGCGCCGACCAGGTACGCCTTGTACGCCTGGCACTCCTTGTAAGCCTCGCCGACCTCGCGGACCTATAGGTCCATCATCGCCTTCGTCGCCCGCAAAGCCAATACCTCGACGACCAGCTATACCAGGAGCGCCAGCTGTGCCAGCTGCGCCACGTCTGCCAGCGATACCGTCCCGTCCATCGTCACCATCTGCGCCTGCTGACCCAGCCAGACCGCGTAAGCCACTAAGTCCATCAATACCATCAATGCCATTCCTACCACGACGTCCTGGAGGGCCCATAGGACCTTCTTCGCCCTGAGGACCCTCCATAGACATTACATTGCCATGACTGCTTCCAGCAATGCCGCCAGTCATAATGGCCGTAATTAGCGTTTCTAGCGCCAGCGCATTAGTAATATGCCGCTGATGATCTGTATTATAGATGGTAGCTGTTAGTACAGTGCCACCTTGACGTACAGTATGATCAACGACTACAGTCATAATACACCTTATACAACGAACTGTTCGCCCGTAGCTACAATAACCAGCGCTGTTGAGGTGCCCGAACCCCCGACCAGAAAGTCAGTAGACACCATCTTTAGGTTGCCATACCAGTCAAAATAGTCATTGGCTGCAATCGATACGCCTGTGAACAACTCCGTACCGTTCGCATTGGCGCCAGTAGCTCCAAGCCACAGAGAGAACGTCGCTGCTGAGCCAGTTCTGTTGGCAATGTGTAGATGCTTGATGACATCATAGATCAACGCTGATCCCTGATTATACACATTAGTTGTTAACGTGGTAGTCAGAAGCAGCGGTCCAAAAATACGCTTAATAGTTCCAGCCATATTAGTCTCCTATAAGGTTAAGCCCATCCGCCAAGCTGTGTAAAGTCACTGTCACCCACACGTCTTACCTGAAAGAATGAGTTGGCCCTAATTAAGGGCGCGCCGCCCGGTGCAGCAGAGTACGAAAACTGAGGTATCAAAGTTCCATCCGACGTATTCCTAAGCATACCCCTTACCTTCAGATACAGATTTTCATTAGCGGCTGTACTTGCCGCTGTTATAGTCGTCGTGGTCGTCAGCGTATGCACCATAGAAGGAGTGACAACTCCTCCTCCCGCCGGATTGGCAATTAACAAAGACGCCATGATTGATGACAGTCCAAACGTACCGCCCATGATAAAGTTTATAGTATGAGACGTTGTTCCTGCAGACCGTGTCATATGTATAGCGCCTTCAAACTCATACGTAGAAGACGCCTTTATGGTAAAAACGTCCTGCGCCGAGCTGAAGAATGGCTGCGCACCTGTAGCATTCGCGCCCGTAAAATCAGACGCCAGTGATGTTATAGCCCACTTATCTGTAACGTCCCGTCGAACTTGCGGAAATGATAGAGCCTCTCCCTCAGCCTCATCTCCGCCAATAAGCACCGTGCGATGTACAGTAGCTCCACTTGTACCTGGTATGCCCTGCGGACCCTGTGCGCCGCGTTGACCGGGAACAGATCGGCCCTCATCACCCTCCGTACCTTCCATAATAATCGTGCGGCGAAATCCCGGAGGTCCCTGATTGCCTGGAGCGCCCTGCGATCCTCTCGCGCCTGGCGGTCCTGGAGCTCCATCTTCGCCCGCCTCACCAACTGTCGGATGAATGACGCCATGAGAGTCAAGTCTATCAAATGGTATAGACTCAATTAATGCCTCTACTGCCTGGGCATTAGATATATGCCTCTGGTGATCCTGATTATATATCAGCGCCGTAAGTATAGTGTTTGGCTGACGTATAGTATGGGCTACAACAACCGTCATATGATGCCTCGCCGCTTAAAGTCTACAATCACACAGCGCGGATCGCCAACCCTAATAAACTCTGCTAACTCTGGACAATCGTCAATCATAATATTCATATCTACATCATAGATGGCACGCATCTTTTTTCGGTCACTCGTAACGCCATTTACGCATCCATGGCATATGCTAGTGATATGAAAGCCACCGTCTGGAAAGGCCATCTTTATTTCGGCATAGTTATTATACCTAATAAACCTACCCCTCTTCATGCCAGCTGTCTGCACGCCGCACGCTTTACAGTACAAGGATGTTAGCGCCCCGCCCTTGCGCCTTTCTATCCAAGCTGGACGCGCCAGCATAACATCACTCACTGCGTATCCTTTCGTCAGCTACTGTAAAGCCTACGCGAACCTCGCTGATACGAACCTCATCATCAAGAATATTATTCTCCATTGACAATTTCAGTCGCCTACCCTGACCCTCCAAGCGCTGCTGCTCCGTTACAGTTCCGCTCGCGCTAAGAGCATCTTCATCCAACACGAAGTTATCCAACACTTCACCGACTGACCCCATTGTAAATAGAATAGGCTGGCCTATATATCCATCCCAATAAGGCGTTACAGTGATACTTATGTCGCGGACAATGTCGCTCGTAATCTCAATGTATTCGCCATTCTTTGTCCTAGGTCCAAGCTGTGGATCAACATGGCTGAAGTCCATCTCAGCTGTATCAAAGAACATCGTATATGCAAGGCCATCCTTGTTCCTTACATCTTCGTCCATAATCCATATAAAGCCGTCATCGTCGCCAAGCGTCGGCCTCTGCACACCTGTCGTATCAGGTCGCATCCACAACGCCTTGCCGATATCTCTACGGCTCATTAAGAACCTAGCACCTGTATTCGCATCATTAAAGTCGACAACAATTCTTAGATTATTGTCGGGGCTTCCAAGCAACGGCACCATAAACCACGCCTTCGCCTTGGCTCCGTACCACGCGCCCATAGCCTTGCGCATATTGAGCAGGCTGACATTCTCTCGCATGAACGGACTGATGTTTTGCGGACGACTCACATCACTCGTATTGACGTCACTAAAATCATTAATCGTACTCATCAGATGAAAGTGGCCTGTCGAGTCAAGCAACAATATGTCATTGCTAATCTGGACAATGCACCACGGACTAGCTGCGCCCACAGCCGAATTCAACTTGTCCACTCGCCAATTGGCAACCGCTGGATCTCTCGTGTCTACCATATAGATGCCACGGGGATATTTAAACAGTATAAGTAATCCTCGGAAGCTTATGCCCCCAACAATCTGTTCTCCCTCGCCGGGAAATATTGCAAATGTGCCACTTCCGGCCCCTGTAAAGTCCTGATGATCCCCTACTGTGCTATAGTATATGCGATGTGGATCACTAGAGTTGCCGCCTGCCCAATGCCGGTTACCATGCAGAACCCCAAAGATAGGAAAGCTTGCTGCCCAATCAGCGGGAGGTGTAGTAATAGCAGCCAGCGTAACACCATTCCCCAACACAACACTAACCTGACTACCCTCGCTGTATATAAATAGTTTGCGCGGCTGACCTACTACTTCGCCACCCCCCGTCATAAAAAACGGTGGATACAACGTAGGCGCCGTTATCGTACCAAGCGATGTTGGAAACGTACCAAGGCCCACATCCTTACGCACATTACCATTGCCAAGAACTACTACGTCACTCAGCACGCCCGATACAGGACTCCAATTAAAGCCCGCAAGGACAGCACTCGGTGCTCCAAGCGCTGCAGCATTCAACTTTTGAGCACCTCCATCTTTTATCAGCACCTGCCCATCGATATCCACGCCTTCAACATAAGCAAAGTTTCCTGGTCCCAGACGACTGGCATTCTTGGAGCCATTAAATCCAGTTAGACCTACTGGTAGTGTTGCAATAAGGCCACGAAACGCCATCAGCTCATTATGTCCCGAATTCGGGACACATCCCCTGTTAACCGATAATTAAGCCCGACTCTGTGCGTAGAACCTGAGTGGTCACACCGCCTGGCCTCACATAGATGTGACCCGCATTGCCGCCCATCTTGGCCATACGCCTACGATTTTCCTTCATCATACCGGCTAAGCCCGTGCGCGCTGCCAACGCATGTGCATTGCTCCTATCATCATTCTTGCCCAGCATAACATGTGTCAGAGCCATATCAGCCAGTATGTGCCGGTACTCTATCGGCACCAGCGGAATGCTCATGTCACTATCCAACAGATCTTCTACAACACTCCTGAACCTGTATTCAAGGCGCATAGAATATCCATCAGCGCGCCCGCCGTGGCTAAACCGAACCGTACGTGTGTCTTCAAGGGAGAAAGCCTGGGGAATACCCGTAGTCAGATACGGCAGTGGCCATGCGCTATCCATGGCCTCCGGCGACATGCCATTGATTCGCATGTTGCCCATAAAGCCCACCATCGGGCTTATAAGACTTGATACACTCGAACTGAGTGTATAAATCACCTTCATCAGCTGATAGCTGGCTCCGCTAACACTCGGCCCCGTATATGGACTATCGATGGTAGCTATGCCCGCGCCCGCTGAATGCGCCGCTATGATAAACAGCTCTGGATGACCTGCAACTCTCAATCTGTAGTCCTGCACCGTATTAACTGGCGCAACACTCAGATTAATTGTCGCACTATCCTTTACGACATCTATTGTACCAGCTACAATAGCTGGAATGATGGTAAGTGGCGCAGTACCTCTGAGCCACCACCAATCTTCAACATATTCAGGAAGAAATTCACTCGCGCCAGTACACAGCGACTTATAAACTCGGTTGATATAATCAACTACTGGCGTCTCATATGCTGAACCCGACTGGGCTTCGCTAGCGCGAAACAGCACATCTTTTTTCAAGTCTCGCGTCGTTACATATGGCACGTGTGGCCTCGCCACACCTCAGGGGCGGGCGCCTCTGGTTAATCGTCGCTAGTACGCCGAGCACTCTTTACAACAGGCATCGTGTCCCTTCGGGCCAGGTGGCCTTTGGGCAACCTAGTTTGTGTGCCACCCCAGCCATTCGAGTTGCGCTGTTTGACCTTGGACTCGAACGTATAGCCCGAGGCCTCCGTCACATCAAAGTTACCTTCACACTCATCTTCAGCCATTACACACTCTTGGATGGTTTCGCCGGAGCCGGTTTTGCACCACTAGGCACGGCTCCATACGCCTCAAATCCAACTGACGCACGACCCTTAGCCGTCATGCGCCCGATCTCAGCAATTACCCAGTCAGGAATGTCGTCCTCACTAACCTCAACACCGAACGTGCGTACGGACGCACCTCTCGTCGGAGGGGCGAACCCCATCCCGATGCACGGGCCGCACGCGACCTCG